CCATTATGCAACCTCCGGCCTGGCGTAAGTCAAGATTTCAGTCTTACGCTCAGCTGTCAACAACCCAAGATCACACAATTGCTGCAGACCGGGCTCGACACGCGGATCATCAAAACTCACCTGCTTTTCTGCTGTCAGCTGTCCAATCAATGTAGCAACACCATTGGCAACTGCAGCAGCAGTTGAAGCCGTATCAATTTCAGCTTGATTGGTTACCGTCGAAGTGATAGCAAAATACGCATCCGAAGCTGCCGTGTAGGCATCAGTCTGCTCTTGTGTTGGAGTTTCCAATGCTTCGTAGGTCGCAACAGCAGCGTCATAATCGGCTTGTTCCTGCGCAGTCGGCGTTTGATAGACAGGTGCTGGAATCGCAACGGGCTCGGCAGCAGCAATAATCGCCGCATATTCAGGACCAGTAAACCGACTGACAAATTCAGCTGAAGTTACCAGTCCATACCTAAAACCATCGCTATATTTCTTACCTTGTGCTGCTAGGAATTCCAACGCAAGGTCTTCTGGAGTCATGCCAGCATCATTTGCTGCACGCACAAAACCATCGACCAAACGAGCATTGGTCAGAGAAACATTCAGGGTGTCAAGGGTAGCCATTGGAGTTGTCTAAAAAGTAGTAATAATCAAGGCTGTGGACTACGGTTGATCGCCCACTGGCTCAGTATTCTGAACCTTGGCCGCCGTCTCTAGTTTTCCCAAAAACATAGCGACAGTCTTAGCAGATTGCACGCCAGTAGCCTTGAGACCAGCGTCAATTACCTGCAGCAATGAGTTAACTTCTTCATGTGTCATGGAGAATTCCATCATCATCAGATCATTATTCAATGTTACAGTATACCATAATAACGATATCTCTCATCATCCGACAATCCAATTAGTACCATCGCTAAAGACTGGCACAAAGTCGCTACCACCGCCAACAACGACTTGGCCATGGTGAGAACTAAGCGTGTTAGTTGAATCAGTCACAAATGCGCGAGTGCCTGCACCTACAGTTGCTGCTGCAGTTAATCCACCAACTGTTGTAGGAATTAGCTTGAGATAACCAGTGCCAGTAGAACCATCGGTGACCTTTACGACGCCTGCGGAGTCGCGGCTCAGGGCGAGATCTTCGTTTACTTGTGTTGCTACCTCATTGGATCCCCAAGCTATAGAAAAAGTAGATGCCAGCTTAAAAATTGGCCGAGATGGACCTCCAAACATAATAGAGGAAAACGTTTGCGGTCCTCTTGTAAATACTCCAATATGATTATTCGAGTCTGCCCTAAACCCAATCATATTGCCTGGGGAGTCGAAAAAGTAACCAGCTGTTGTACCTCCGTCCAAGGCACTCCTTGGAGTATATACACCTCCAACTGCACTAACCTCAAGTTGACTCGTCCCATCCACCTGCAGATCCAGCAGGTTCCCAGCAAACCCGCTAGCAGCATTAACACCAATGCCAGTGCCATCAGTATCCCATGCAGTCGAAGTCGTGCCATCAGGCTCGATCAGGAGCTGTGGCTTGGTCGTTTCAGCAGTACCGCCAGAGAACCAAGTGCCTGTTATCGTGCTTGGTGGTGTACTCGCTGCACCATTAGTGGAAACATCAAAAGTTGAACCATCAAACGTCAGATTTGCGCTACCAGCTAATGAACCACTGGAATTGTATTGGATTTGATTGTTAGAACCAGAAACCAACGCAACAGTTCCAGTAGCATCAGGGAAGCTAATGACGCGATTAGCAGTGGCTGTAACACTTTGAATCGTGGTATCAAAACTGCCACCATCATCAAGAATTAGATCACCAGCTCCAATGGTTACATTTTGACTGGTATCAATAGCAAGTGCATCTGTACCACCAGTTTGTAGCTTAAGTTCACGGGCAGTGCCAGTACCAGCAGCTTGAGTACCAATGAGGAGAATGTCTGCGTTCCATTCCAGCATTCCACGCTCGTAGTTACTAGCGTCGGTGTAGGTGTTATAGAGCCTGTAGGTTTGAGCGTTGGTGCCACGGCGCTGGGCGAAGGTGTTGGCGGCGTCGCGCTCCAGTATTACGTCTCTAGAAATACTAGAATTTGACGGCACTGGACCAAAGCCTAAATTGACAACGCCAATAAGTCCATTGTCCCAGGATAAATGCGTAAAAGAATTATATGTTAGTCGCCCCCCTGTTTGAATAAGTTTTATTCCTGTGTTTGCGTTATTTCCGGCTCGTATATCCGAATAAGGGTTGGTACTAGCCAGAGCAAGTTGGCCATCTGCCAACACTTGGGTTCGACTCGTCCCATCAACCTGCAGATCCAGTAGGTTCCCAGCAAACCCGCTAGCAGCATTAACGCCAATGCCAGTGCCATCAGTGTCCCATGCAGTCGAAGTCGTGCCATCAGGCTCGATCAGTAGCTGTGGCTTTGTTGTCTCTGCGGTGCCACCAGAGAACCAAGTACCATCAAGATTTACGGCAGGTGTACTTGCAGCACCAGCAGTTGAGGATGTAAGCGTTGAACCGTCAAATGTCAGGTTAGAACTACCGGCTAATGTGCCATTTGAATTATATTGAACTTCTGTTGCATTACCAGCAGCTTGCAATGGAGCATTGGCAAGCTTTGCAGGTGTAATAGCTCTAGTGTCATCAACACCAGCGTCTGTTTCAGCCTGAGTGGCAATTTCAATCTTACCGGCAACACTTTCAGTTGCTGGTGGCGTTACAACACCAGTAGTTTCACTAGTGTTGTCAAGATTGCCTGTAAATGGATTAAATTGAAAGGCCATAATGGTTAACTCTTAGTTACGGTAGACAAATTGTTGCTTGCGTCGTAAGTAAGTGTCAGTACTGCTACTACTGTTCCACCAGAACCACCAAGTTTATACGTTACCGTCTCTATCTCTCCGGCGCCGTTACCCGCAGCTACGTAAGTTAGTGCGATATAATCGTGCTCTGGTATGGAAAGACCGCTTTCGACATTAATCGTACTCGAACCATGGAGAACTATCTCTTCGTAGCGATCCCCTCCAATAATTTGCTGGGACATCTCGCTGAGCTTAAATTTCCTGTTCTATTCTAGCGTTAGCTGCTTTTAATATGGTCTGCGGCAGCTCGAATGTCAAAAAGTTCAAAGAATGGATTTATGTCTGATTGTGACCAATCTTCTCCGGTTACTTGTTCAAACATATCTCGAACTTCTTTCTCTAGTTCGGCTCCAGACAAGTTTAAAGTTAATTGAGGTAGTACTTGATCGAGTTTGGCTAGTACTGCAGGTGTTGCATCTAAAAGACGTCTTTGTACCCAGCGCTTTGCTAGAGGCTTGATAAAAGCTTCTGTAAAGCCCAGCACTAAAACTGTGTATACACTGACAAGTAAAAGTTCCATTAGGTCACGTATTTTTAGAAGTATAGCGCCCGTTTGAGTCTCGCTTTCTACGAGAGCGCTTAGGCTTATCTTTTGCTTGTTTGGAAACTGCAGAACTTAGGTCATGAACAGGTGCATCTAGAGCTTCTAAGCGCCTATGCAAGCTGCTAAGTGCTTGTTCTGCGCTTGAGAGATCCTTTGAAGACGGAGGGAACGGGGGAGGAGGAGGAGGAGGAGGAGTAAGCCGCTCTCGGTGAGAGAGATCTGGAGGAGGGCCTTCTCTAGGATCCCTCAGAGCAGGGTTGTAAGTTCGATAACCCATTTGGAAACCTCCGCGTCCGGCAACACCTAGCCCCATTAACGGAACCCCGGTTAGATAACAATTGTTTACTTTTTCGTTGTTAGAACCTGCTGTTATGCGGCAATCTATTGTGTAGATTAGGCCTAGTAATGCTGTGAGTGCAGATGTTGCGCTTAAAGCTTGTCCTACTGCAGCTACAGAAGAACCTTTTTGTTTAAAAAATTTTGAGAAGTTTAGCATAATGAATTTGGGTACGCAGATCAGTCGTTGTAAGGTGGGTGAAAGTAAGAACTATCGTATGTGTTTTTAGGTGTAGGAGGATCTGTAGGTATTATAGTGCATACCCACCCCGCCACTTCTTTATTAAGGGGGTTACGGACTACACTACATTGACCTCTGACCCAAACTACTTTACTAGACTTAAACGACCAAAATCTAAAAGTGTACATCCAGTCACTTGTGTGGTTTACAGCTTCAGCCCAGCTGTCTACAACTTCTTTTCGATCTTCTTGCTCAATTAGATTGCTCCAATTAAAACCTGCGACGTTTTGTAAACGAGCGCCTATTAGGTCTAAGTAAGCTTCATTTCCCCATAGTAACTCTCCTTTAGAGTCTGTGACTAATAAAGCTCTACTAGACCAAGCCTCCACAACTTCTACACGTGCTTTAAGCATAGCTAGACTAGCGGCTAAATTAAGTAGCTTTTTATTAAGCGAATTGAAAGGATTTAGCTTAGCTATAAAATAAAATAGGCGCAGTAAAACGGGGTATACCCAGTCATTACGAGTAAGCCAAGCTATGACTAAAGTTAATATAACTGTAAGTGCAGCTAAATCCATTAAAATGCACCTTAAGTTAAGCTTTTCCTTGTCCTCTTAACTTCTTTTTTCCATTTTTAGTAGGACGACTATGTGCTCCTTGCCCTTGTTTAGTGATTTTAGGCGCCGCCGGCACAAACTCTACTCTACCTAAGAACGTAGCAGACTTAGCCATGAGATTTCTAAATAGTCACCACGTATATTCTACCCTTCGTAAATAATGTTGACTTTACCGGCATCAAAAGCATCTGTAGGAGTGCCTGTGAGCGTTAAACTGACAATAGTAAGGGGATTAGCTAAGGATTTTGTTCCCGCCACATGGGAGATGCGATCATTTGTTGTATCAGCAACGCTTCCGGAAATTGCCCAGGTGTTGGCAGAGGAGTCAACTAAAGCCAAAGTGAGGATGCCACTGTAGGTAGCGTCAGCTAAAGCAGATCCTGAGATGTCAAAGCCTGCCGTCGCAGCCGCGTCAGTGTTGATTGTTGCACCAGTGGAGTCGGATGAAACACTGACATAGCCAGTGGTCTCAACACCTCCAATGGGACCGATGCGGATCCTTAGGTCGTCTGTGGTGCCGTCAGTTGAGACTCCTTCAAGCGTGATAGTAATCCGCTTGATGTAAGCGGGCAAGCTTGAAAAATCGTGGTTACTACCTGAGGTTGTTGCAATTGCAGTGCCTTCGGTACTTCGATGCCTTAGAGCCCATGAAAATGTGCTGGCACCGTCAGTAGCGAGTGTGTAATCAGCTGTCTCCGTACCAGGATTGGCGATCAAACCAAGATTAGTAGCGTCCAGAGTGCCGACAGTGATCCAAGCAGAATTTGCACCGTTACGAATCTTTAACAGAGTGTTGGCTGTGTCCGCCCATAGCATGTAAGCGTAAGTCGTCGTCGGCTCTGTTGCTCCTGAATTTGAGGTTGCAATAGCCCCAAAGACGTTGTTAAGATCAGTGCGGACAGCTGCGCCTGTCGCGTTATCGATGGTGTAGTCAGTAACTTGAGCCATTAGAGTTTTGCGCCGGGACCGGTAGCAGAGTAATCAAAAGTCCGATCAACGATCGTACTAGAACTATTGTAGAAGGTTATGGTAAAACCGGTCTCGGTGATGGCAAAACTGTCGAAATCCGGCCATGTATCTATGTTGCTGCTGATGGAGTCAAATTCGAGACGGGATAATTGATAGTAATCTCCTGTGTTCATATTGTAGGGCGTTATGCTTAACGCGGGAGGCTCATAAAACGTATTAGGAAATGTCACGGTGTAGCTAGCGGCTCCTGTAGTGTGATTAGCGCTAGCTTCAGTGCGTAAAGCTAGAGCAAGGTTAATTCCTATGTCCACCATTGCAGCGTTTTGTGTGAGTTGATTAGACTCAAGCTCAGCTCTGTACTGAAAAGCGCGTCCTCGGATAAGATTATTTATTACAGGAGTCCACTCAGACCATGTGGGGTTGTTGTTAGGGTCATCCTCTGTAGAACGTATTGAGATCCATGCATTAACAGAGGATATATCTGTACCGTCAAAGTCGCCCCATGTGTCTAGTTCTGCTATGTTATCGTCAAAAAGTACAGCTAGATTAAACGGTTCTATGCGAAGTCTGCGAGTAAAATGCACACTGTACACGGCTCCTAGATCTGTTTGTGCGTTGAAATCGTAAAAGCCGTAAGGTTGTACGCCGCTAGTAGAATCTATAGTACCTAAACTGTCGAATAAATAGCCATCCAAGTCGGCTATATTATCCCAATCTAATATATCGTCTACGACTACACCATCTCCTAAGGCTAAATCGTCCCATAGTATTAGACCATCTAAGACTAAGCCGTCTAGTGTACTGTGATAAACTAAATTTGTAAGCGTTCCTGTGAATCCAGACATTAAGGGTTATCCTCTACAATAGTTTCTATGGGAGCTTCTGGAGCTGCGGGAGCTACCTCTAGTGTATCAGAAGCTGCATTTATAGAGTAGTAACCGGAACTACTTAAAAATTTAATAAAATAAGTTCCAGTTAATAAAGGTGCTAAAGTTGTTGTGCTACTGCCGGGCACTATGAGCAGTTCAGTAGCGTTGGACCAAGTAGCTGTTAAGTCTAAAAGAGGTGAATGACGTACTACTGCAGATCCTCCCGATAGAACAAAGCTGTCTGTAGATGCAGGCCAACTTAAAGTGGCGTTAAACTCATCTAACTGTACAGCACTTAAACTAAGAGGATCGGCCGGAGTTTCAAAAGCAGCTAAAGCGTCTACTGTAATAGAAGAAGAAGGGGATTTTGATCCTGTAGGGCCTACAGATACAACTGAAACAGTGTACGTGTCAAAGGTAGCGGGTCTAATCGTAAAAATAGGACTAGATACGCTTGTTGTTTCTCCTGTTTCTACCACAGATACTTCGTAAGCTACGGCGTTAGGGTCAGTAGTCCAATTGATTATTATCTCTGTAGTAAGTACTCCGTTGAATGTTACTTCTTGTACTACAGCACTTAAAGCTCCAGGACCATTAAGAGTAGTGCCTGAGTCTACAGGTAGGTAAGTTTGATCTTCTAAAGGGCGATCTCTTTCTATGTAGTCGTATTTACTTTCGTTGTATTTTAAAGCAGTTATAACATAAGTTGTTAACTCTTCTTCGGTTATACTTAAAACTCGCCATTCCGTAGATGCTTGATCATTGTCGTTGTATATAAAGCTGCCTCCAATTAAAGGATTTGGAGATATAGTTCCACTTACTGTTATAGTAGCTCCTGAAACATTAGTTACAGTATAAGTACTTAATGTACCATCTTCGTTACTAATTTGAATTGTGGGACTTGCTCCTAAAGGTACGTCAGTAAAACTATCTTCATCAATGTCTACAGTGGTAGAAGTGAATGCAGTTACACGGCCTCCTCTACGTACACCAGCACGTAAAGGATCTGTAATGGCAATTACGTCACCCGGTCGAACTTGAGAACCTGCATCAAGGCCCGTTTTAAACGTAACGACCTCGGTGTCGTAATTTTCGGAGTAGAGCAGCCACTCACCTACGCGACGAGCTTGCCCCCGAGTACGGACGCCTACGGCGTCTATAGTTATGGGCCTGTATCCGAAAGCCTCATACGCTTGAGTGTCTTCGACAACTTCGTATTCAAAGTTTTGAATTTTGTTTCTAAACCATTTTACAATGGCAATAGAATGGCGAGTGCGTTCACTTGTACCGCTGTAGGAGAAACCGTCTTCTCCTACGTTAGAGTTATTGAATAAAAAGGACGGACTAGTCGGACGGTCCTGTGTAAGTTGTAAGGTGCCTGCGCCCCAATAAGGCATAGCTCTAAATATAGAAGCTAAATCATTTATAGCAGCGTAAGATTCTCTAGCGGATTGTAGTACAATATTACAGCTAAATCTAGGTTCTTCATCGTCTTCGTCATCTGGATCCATAGAAGGTACTTTTTCATTGCAATACTGAGAAGCTTCATAAAAAGCAAATTTATCTAAATTACCTTCTTTAACTTGCCCCCCTGTGCCGTAACGATTGTTAGTGAGTAAATCGTATAAAATCCAGGCAGGGTCTGCTGTCCATGCTTTTTCTGCTGCAAAAGACCCGTCCCATGCCCCTGAGTACTCGATTCTTCCACTATTGGGCTGCACTGTAGCATTAGCTGGTATTTTTACTTTTAGGCCGCGAACAAAATACGAGCGAGTAGGTATGTTTTGGAAATCTTTAGCTTTGAATTCTAAACCTATTAGAGCTGAAAAAGGATATGTAAGTTTAGCTCTAATTTTTTCAGTGTAACTTGTCCAAAAGAATTCAGTTTTATCTTTTTCATTGTCATCGTCATCAGTCACTCTGCGTACTCGGATGTCTACGGTTTGACCTGGCGAGCCAAATCTGGCATTATCAAGCTTTATATTGTGGTCTCTTTGATACTGGTTTAAACTTAAACCTTCTAACGTAACATCTTTAATTGTTTCCCATTTGTTTCCATTATAATTTACTTGAATTTTATAGTTTACAATGCGAGGTTTGTACTCCCCAAATTTACCAATTCTATACAAAACAGGCCATGTCAGCGTGACTCTAACTGCATCGACATTTTCATCAGTTATAGTTCGTGTTACAGGGCCTCCGTCTTTAGTTACTTTTATGCCTACGCTAACTTCACGTTGTATTTGGTCGAAATAGTTGATGTCTTTTTGACCTTTTGTACCAAGTCTGTATCTAAGTTTTATGTTTCTAAAATTAAAGTTAGCATCGTTTAAACTAGTAACATCAGCGTTTTCTTTTAGAATAGGAGTACCATCAAGGAAAATATCTTTTAACATAGTATCTCTATATTTTTCCCCGCCTTCATTGTATCCTGACTTTGCTGCCTGCTTTAGACCTTCAATAGGGCCTTCACAAATTAAGTCGAGTACTAACGCAACTTGGGTAGACTCAAGCGTGTCTTTTACTTCGTCTTTTGCCATGTAAAATTCCTACTGCTCTTCTTCCGTACCTTCTACAGTATCGGAGGTGTCAGTAGTATCATAGCCCAGACTTATGACTACACTACCTGTAACAGCCTCTCCGTATATAATAGGGACTGCTACGCCTTGTCTCGTAGTGTTTTGGACACCGCTAAAAGAGTAACTATTGTTTTTGGGGTTTTGATCTTGATTAATGTCTGCTGTAGAAGTAGGGGGAGCCAGTAACTGGGCAGCGCCACCTAAAGCAAGTGATGCTCCGATACCAAATACAATAGGTTGAATGGCAAGACCAAAAAGAGCAGCACTTCCTGGGATAAAAATGCTGGCAGCAATTAGCGCTATTCCTGCAATTACACGACCAATAGCGCCTCCTGCACCGCTCACAACAGGAGTAAAAGTGATTATGTCGTCTGGGTTAAAAAGCTTAGCGTGTAAACTTACGGCATCTGTGACGCAAAAAGAACCTGCAGTCACTCTATAGTTATATTGTTTAATATGATCTTCTATAAAAGGAAAGTTTACAGTAAAAAAACGTACAGCTTCCGCAACAGAACTTACTTCTGCTTTAAAGACGCGTTGTCCTAAGCGTTTGGCCAAAGCGCCGTACACTTTTATAGTGCGCAGCATTCCAAGAGGTTAACTGTTCCAATTATAGTGCCTGTATGCTTTTCCAGTAACATTCTGCAATTCAGTAGAATAAATGTCACAAGAGCTTAGGCGTTTGTAAGGTTGATGAAGGATGCGAGAGTCTCCTGAGTAGACTGCGCAATGGTTTAAGTAAGGTGAGCCAAAAGATAGTAGTAGAAAATCTCCTTTTTGTAAGTTTTCGGGAGATTTATTAATTTCATAAAAGCCTGCTGAAGAGGTTAAAGATTCAAAAACAGGGTTCTGCCGAAACTCTTTAGGTGTACGAGGTCGATGCTGCTTGAACTCAGGTAAAATGATACGATGTTTTTTGTACCAATCTCGGGCTAAGACCCAGCAATCTGATAAACCCCAGCAGTAAGGACGTCCTACGAGAGGAGCTTTCCAATTTGTAGGTGTAGCGGTGTGCCAATTGGGTTTTTCTGCGTCTATAAGACTAACTATTACCCAAGGTAGTTGAGTTTCTTCAATGCCCATTTTATCTAAGGGGCTTGGTGTAGGAGGTGTTTTAGGATGCGAGTGAAATACTGCGGTTATTTCACCTAAGTCTTCTGCTGCAGCGTAATGGTCTGGGTTCAATACAAAGGTTTCTTCTGGTGTTTCAGAGATATTAGAGCACTTGTAAAAAATTTCAATACTCTCGTGTACTACTACTAGACCGCAAGCTTCCTTAGGAGCTTCAGCGTAAGCGTGTTCTAACGCCAATTGACGTGTAAGGCTTTGCATTAGTTTGAATATGGCCCTGCACCTGGAAATCCACCGAATGGCAGGTCATTTTTACGGCCAAAACGCTTTTGACAACTACTTAGTTGTTTACCGCATACGTCCTCTTCTGCTGTGGCTACCCTAAAATCGTTCTCGTTAAAATAATCAGTACCGTCGTAGCTACAGCCTTTGTTAGCTCTGTACACCCAAGAGCATGCGTTTTTTAGGACAAAACGTCTGGGTATTTGAGTACCTTGTAGGTCTAAAGTTGATACGCACTCAAACTCTACAAATTCTCGGGTTTCAACGGATTTTCTATCGACGAAATAAATTTCATCAGGAAGCCGGATGGTTGGGTCAGGAGTTCCGAAGGGGTTGGAGCCTCCTTCAAAGTTGACCGCGTCTATAAACCGCGCTAGCGTGCGGAGACGAGTGATCTGAGCCCCTATCAAGTCTTGGCTATAAGCGCCAACAAAAGAGAGGAGTGCACCGCTTATAGCGCCTTCGACGTTAGCGATTCGGAAGCGGGGTCTAGGTAAAGTGCCTTTACCTGTGTATTCAAAGCCTTCTGCAGCAACAGGCCAAGCCTGATAAGCTTCGGAGTTCCATACGAGGTTTTCAGGGATGATCTTGCCATTAACTCCGGCGTGAAACCGATAGACTTCACAAGCTCCTGATACAGAACTGTTAGTTTGCAGTTCGTAGAGCTCTATTAAGCTCGTAGGGGAGAGGCTTGCGAGCTCGGCCCGCATTGTGGCGTTAATAGTCATGGTTTACCATTTAGCGAGGGGACATTTAGCCTTGGGTACTAGTACTTTAGCAGGCATGAAACACCCGCATTTAGCACATTGGCGTAAGTGTTTACGTAGGTGAGGACACTGCTTACAGATAGCCATACGTTTTTTGCCTAAGGGGTTAGAAAGGTAGCGCATGAGTTTAGGAAGGGAAGGATGCCATGATTATGGAGTGTAAATTGCAGCTTCCCAGGCGAAGTCACCTGCGACAACATTAAAATCAACAGTCGGCGGGCTAGCTCCTGACGCTATATCATCTCTGGTTGGTGAGACAGTACGCTGCGTGCCAGGTATTGAATACCAGAATTGTGTTGATGCTTCAGCAATATCGGGATTGGTCGTTACGACAGTAAAGCTTGGATCTGTCTCTTCAAAAAAAGTAGTTCTGTCAATACCAGTTCTACTGACTACCCAATTTAAAGTACCGGTATTATCTGGATAAGTCCCATCAGCAGGTAGATTGTCAAGGTCCATATACATTCTGTAGGCCCCCCGACTCCTAAGATAATCAGACGCAATAATAAAAGATCGTGGCCTTCTAGGATCTGTGAGAATATGCAGCGATGTTTCTATAAAGGGGTTTAACTGAAAAGCGTCTATAGTCTGACCAGTAGCTGCTTCGACAATCAAAACAACCACATTATCGAGACCGGCTGAGGTTTTGCTGTAGCCTGCAACAATGGCGTCATCTACATAGGTGCAGAAGCCATATGCAGCCCGTTTATCACTTGTATTGACAGCATCAAATTGCGGTCCAATTCTTATCATCCAATCATATCCTGAAAGGTCATTGACAGATCTTGCCCATAGCTTTGAGCAGCCGGAATTATTTGCGCATGAGTGAGCTACGGCTCCTCCTCCACGCCCATAAGCCACAACCTTTGTGCCGTCATTGCTTACGCTCGTGTCCTCAGCTCTATAATCTCCGCTAAAAAGACCGTTAAATCCGTTTAGCAAACTCTGTCTGTTGTAAGGAACAGGCGCGCTATCCATGTTCACAAACACACCTCCTGTGACAATTGGGTAAAAAGCCCCTCCTTGGGCACCGTTTATGTTGTAAAACAACACCCCGTCTGTTTTTTGCTCTATGGTCTTCTGTCCGTAAAAGGAGATTTGGAAATTATTATTAGTATTACCTGCGCCACCGACTAGCCAGTTATTAACACCATTGCCGAATGGCACGAAGTTACTATCAAAAATACCTAAGGAGAGTGCATTATTAGGACTATTCCTACTCATTAAAACCGCAGTCGTTCCATAGGTCTTGCTGTATTGGACGTCTTTGATAACCACATTGTTTGAGGCTCCACTTTCTTCATAGCATTTCATTTCAACAAGTGCTCCGTCTTCTTTGGCAATCTTCGTCCAGTAAAGACGATAAGTACCTGTATTGTTGTCCGCCCCTGCGTGAACTGTTCCAATGTGGTTATTATCAATCTCAAAAAGCCCACCTCGATGTCCAAACTGAGGCGTGGGAATGTATCCGTCGTTAGGGCTGTATTTGTATCGCCATTTAATGCTTAGATCTGGATTTATTGCCATAACAAAAGATTCTGAACCTGTAAGTGGATAACTGAAATTTGAGAAGCTAGTGCGACCCGCAAATTCGTATTTAATATCTGTGAACGGGTCAACAAAGCTTGAACTTAAACCCCCAGTAAACAGCCGAGGGTCACCTCCTGGATTTGGACCTTCTATGTTATACCAAGTTTGACTAATCTCTGCAAACACTTGAGGATCACAAACAAGACTTTCACTAACCAGATCTCCTACTAGTTCATACACTCGTTCAAATCGTGCTCGGATTTGCACCCAATTACTACTAATGTATTGCACTGACCATGACGCACACACCCAGTCAACTTCAGCATTACCATCTGGCGGCTGCCATTGAAACTTATCTCCGCTATCCCCCTGCGCCTGTAGGAAGCTATCCACAGTTGAAGCGTCGGCTGTTCGCAGTTGAAACGTAAGCTCCCATGTTGTCTCAAGGGCATTTAAGCCGAACGCTTGTAGTTTGGTATAACCATCACCTAGTTGATCGTTTGTTATGAGCCCCTTTTGACTTTTAGGGGCTGCATAGACTGGAGCGATGGATGGGAAGGATGCCATTAGGAAACGGTGTAGTACCCGCCAACGCCAGTAGTAACAAGCCCTGAATCACTAGCTGTAACGGTAATCCCATTTATGAGGCTGCTGTTAACGACAACAGGAAAGGAACGCGGAGTATCGTCTGCGCCTGTGCTTCCATCGCAAGAAAACCCACCAACGCCACGAGTAGTGCAAGGCGGCTGAAAAACAGCGTTAGACGTTATTCTAACAGGGTTGAAATCGGTAATTGTGTAACCGTTGGGATCAAGGTATCCGCCATCATAATCACCTGATGGCGGCAAATCATTGACATCCATACGGAAGTAGCCTTTGCGTTTAGTAGCTATCAAAAACGTACTATTGTTTTCAGCTGGCAACAGGTAAACCTCCTTGCCACTATCACCAACTGAGTCAAAGTTGACAGCTTTACCCGTATCTGGAATAGGGTCTAAGGTATCAGGATTGACCAAGAAAAACTTTATAGACCATTTACCGTTAGCCTCTACCGTACCAACCCAGTAAACCAACTTTTCATCACGCAGTATAAAACGAACGCCGCCACCGCCTATGCTATCGGAGCCTAAAGGCATACTGTAAGAAGCGTGATCAATGATGACAGTTCCTGTTTCATTCATTTTGACAATTCCGTAGGGAGGTCCGATTACCTGAGCTGTTTGACCAGCGTCCCAGAAGTTAACGATAGCATTGCCACCATAAAACAAAACATCCGAAAACCTATAACCATCGACAGTGTTAAATGCTTCTGAAATAGGTGTAGACGTAAAAGCCGTGCTAGTCACGCCTGTTGACGGGTCGCAACGCATAAACTCCCTCACAGTTGCAAACCACACAAAATCATCTTTGATAGTTATCGAGTCAATAGGATTGTTAAATGTCGAAGTGATAGCGGTTGAAAGTGGATAAGTAAAACAGCGTACCGAACCACCCCCCAAATCAACGCGGTCACCCACGCTGATCCCTATAGTCCAATTTACAGAGAAATCGCTTTTCTTTAGAGAAAAAGTTACGCTGATGTCAGCATACGGAGTAGCGACGCATGACGGAACACCTTGCATGTTGCGGACGGTAACCCATACATCGTTTCCAACTTCATGGATGCTAGTGCCCCCAGGACTACCTGCTAAGGCTGTTTCTCTACATAACACATCCTGCGCCTCACCGGTACTCTTGTCAATTGTTACTTTGTAAATTCTCACTACGCCCCCCGCAGCAGAAGCCAATCTATATGCGGTTATGGTATTGCTGTCGTTATTGTACAAAGATGTATTCCAGTCATTAGTGTTTGATGTGGTGGCACCATCGCTGAATGTGTATTGCTTCGACCAAACAGCGTTTCCGTCTACACCAATTTTTCCCAAATAAAACAGGTTGGAATTACCAGCCGATGTCTGTTTGCCGCCTGTCGCGTAAATCGTGTTGTCTGAGTCATACACAGCGGGAGATGTATAAACTCCACTTGTTTCTGTGCCAGCTGAGCTATAAGTAAACCAGTTACCGGCAATGGGATCAAACTGTGGAGGTGCTTGAGGATCACAAACAAGACTTTCACTAACCAAATCTCCTGTTAACTCGTACACTCGTTCAAACTTTGCTCTAACGCGATACCAGTTATGAGAGGTTTGTTGAATAAACCATTGCTTACACTGCCAGTCAACTTCAGCATTGCCATCTGGAGGTTGCCATTGAAACTTATCTCCGCTATCTCCTTGTGACTGAAGGAAACTGTCTATTGTTGAAGCATCGGCTGGACTAATTTCAAACGTAAGTTCCCATGATGTTGCTAAGGCATTTAAGCCAAAAGACTGCAGGATATTGTAACCGTCCCCGAGAGATAAGCTAGTTCCCAAGCCTTTTTGACTTTTAGGCGCTGCATAGACTGGGGCAATGGAAGGGAAGGATGCCATTATTGCTAGGTGGGAACACCTGACGTAATTGTAAAAGCTTGAGGTTCAGGGTTGTCTGTGGTGTCGATAATGTTGAAATCGTAGATATTCTGGGATGCTTGTACTTCAACGTATGAAATGGTTTCGTATCCTTCGGCTACGGTAGTTCCAAGACTTGCTACACCACCAACTGAATACAGTGGTTGATCAACAGCAAATATATTAGCAGGTTCCGTGACAGTGTAAAATTTAAGAAAATTTTCTCTGTCTGGTGCTCCATCATACACGCCTGCACTAGGCGGATTGTCTAAGTTCCAACTTGTGACTATGTTCCCAAAGTTAATAATAACGTCTTCGTCACTTGCTCTTGGCTTTTGGATTTTAACATAGTTGCTCAAGTAATCAGTGCTTGGGCTGCCAATATTAAAGCCTCTAACCCAAAGCAGTTGCCCGTTACTTGCGTCTATGCAATGAACCAAGAAAACAGCATCCGGCTTGTATCTTCCGACTACAATTACTTTTGACTCATTACCTACAAGTTCTATGTCATACCACATTTGACCGCCAAGATTCAGATACTCCCAGTTGTAATGTTTAGACCATATAACATTATCATTTGAATCACATTTCATGACGCAGTTTTTACCTGTTGAACCCCATTGGCTTTCACCGCTCCAACCCCAGCAAGCAATGTAAAAATTATTAGAAGAGTCCAACACTGGTGGTGTGCCTGGATTCTGCAATGAATCTCCTGCTGGCACAGGATCATAAGATTTACTAAATCCTACAAAGTTCATGATATTTGCTTTCATTTCATCCATTGTTGCAATAGCGCATTTCGGCACTGGTTTTGACAGATTACCGAATCTATTAGTACTATACATAGGGTTAGCGATCGCAAGTTTATCT